ATTAGAAAAATCTCCTGATTTATCGGATATAGAATTAACAAGAGTTTTAGTTAATCAATTTTGTGGTACGGCTTTAGGTAAAGAACAAACTGATTCTAAAGATGTGATTAAAGACTTACCAAATGATTTGAAGAGTAATAAGTGTGCATCCAAAGCATTAATTTCAGCTAGGTCTGCAAGAGATAAATTTGATAGAGCAAATCAAACAAAACAGGAATTACAATCAAAAGGATTGTTATCAAAAAATTCAAAAATTGAAACTTTTTACGGAGCGGATGCATCAAAGGCAGCTCAAATTGAAATGGTTAAGAACGCAAAAAGAGTAATGATGCCAGATGGTACGGTTGTTGATAAAAGTGATGCAATTGCATTCGTAGCAGCTGGAGGTGGAGGTGCAAACCCATCTGATACGGGTGTTTTTATACAAGATGATAAAGGAAATCTTGTAATAAAATTCTACTCCGATAAAACATCTACTGGAGATATTCAAGATAATTCTACATTGGCACAAGAAATAAATGATAAATTAACGCAAGTAGATTCTCTTGAAAAAGCTAAAGTATTAACAAGACAACAAGCACAAAGAGCCAGAACAATTATAGCAAATCATGCTAAAAATATTTCTAAAATAGAAGAATCGTATTCGGAAGGAAATGCATTAGTTGCAGGAAACCTTATGAAAGGTGGTAAAGGGTTTGATGATAAAGTACAATTACAATTACTAACTAGTGGTAAAAATAATTTAGATAAAAACTTTAAAGAGGCAACTACCGATAAGAAAGGATATAAAAAAGAAATAATTGAAAATCTACCAAAAGGTTGTAATCCAAATAAACCAACAACAGCATGTCTTTATGCTAGTTTAAGAAAAGTAGTTGCAGCTGGAAAGGGAACAGGTGCACAGCAAAAAGTAATAATGAAAATATCAGGAATGCTTACTTCTAATTTCATTAATGCCGGAAAAGAGGTGCCAGATGGAATTGATGTTAATAGTATAGTTAGTGTTCAAAGAAAAAGGGTAGCAGAATCTTATCATAAAATGTTTAGAGATTTAGATGAAATATCTGTAAAAGTTGGAAATACCAAAAAGGGATTAGGTACACTTTCACAATCCGAAGATGTAATAGATTCATTTCACTTATCATTAATGGATTATCCACCAAAAAAATACAAGAAAGGTGATATGCATAGTATGATGGGCCAATCTTTCGAAATGAGCATGGGTGGTGATATGGTTAATGGTGAAATGTTAAGAAATTGTTTAGGAGTAAAAAATACACAAGAATTTAAAGAAAGATTTTCTGTAAAAGAAACCCAAGAATTTACATACGAATTTAGTGAAAAAGAAGCTATACAAAAATTAAAAGCGGCCGGAATAACAAATCCAACTAAAAAACAATTACAAAACGCAAGAAATGTGACAGGTATGAAAATTTTTAGTTATGCGTTGGACAAAAAAACAGGCCAATCACAAGAAGTTGGATATAGAACATATAGAGGAAAAGCAGGTAAGACATCTAAAACAAGTACCACAATGCAGTATAGTGATGGTATGAGAAAATGTTTTGCTGAAAAAAATAAGAAAAAATAATGAATACACAACTACTTTGCTTATTTACGACAAAGGATAGTTTAGATAAGTCATACGAATTTATAATCAACAACTACACTTTAACTAACCCAAATATTTTCGTTTTGGAAAGCAAAACCAGACCAGAAGAAGTGTTTATTACTTTTAATGTCGAAAAAGGGTCTGCGGCAATTCCATCTGAATGGAAAACAATACTTGTTCACAGAAAGAAGCAATCAAATACAATATACACAATTAACGCACTTAACGAAGTAGTTAAGTCTAAAACAGGCGGACAGATAGATAATTCATATATGATTGATTGGGAAGAGTTCCGTAATTGTATATTAACAACATCTAATATAGGATATAAAAAAATACCAACCAAAGTTTTTAAAAGTTTTAATACTGAAGGAAATTTGGAATATTAAAATATTTTTCCTATATTAGTTGATATGGCAAGAAAAAGAAAATTCCAACCTATTGAACTGATAGTCGAAGACCCATCAGAAGTGTTTCAATCACATAGACAACAGATATCCAAAGCGATTGTTGAGGGGGTGGATTATGGAATTAAATATAAAAAGAAAAGAGTTGATTTTGCAAAAGTAATCATAAATGATATATTGGTTATAACACTTTCAATTGATAGCAGAGAATTTGCGGATTTATTAGATGAACAACTTCAGACCCTTATTGATTTTGAAGAGTATGAGACTTGCGCATTATTGATGAAATTAAAAGAAAAGTTAAATGAAAAAGTTACTAAAAAAGCTAGAGTGGTGGTTTGATTATTATATCGCTTACTTTTTGTACAGCGACAGAAAAAAACATCATTATTACAATTATATAAATCAAAAATACAATTTTATGGGAGAGCATCATGTACCTTTAACAATTGGTGAAGATGGATTGGTTACATCCGTTGGAACCAGAAAAGATATTTTCGAAACTTGCATTATGTGTGGTAAAACTACTGATGTATTAATTGATACACATATTGATTACCGATATGGTTATGTAGAAGGAGCAGGACAGTGTTGTAGAGAGTGTTATCAGGGTAGTAGTACAAAACTTATTACAATAGATGAAAGGACAATTTTAGATACACCTAACGATTTTGAATTAGGAGCAAAAGTTAGGGAAATGTATTGGGATAGTAAAAAGTAGTTATGAAAAAAGAAGATGAAATTTTTTTAGGTGGAGGAACAAATTTAAATATCACGAAGTTTTTTTAAATATTATGACTTCAAAATATTACAATAAAGTATCGTTTGGTGATAATCCATTCAGTCAATGTGTTCCACCTAAAAAGAAAAAATGGTGGCAAATTTGGAAATAAATAAAAATAGGTTATATGAAAGAAGAATCAGCAGTAGAATTTTGTGAAAGGGTATATCCCGAAATGATGGATGAATTTAAGAAAATTCAATCAGAAATGTATGAAACATTTTGTAAGAAACAACGAAACTATGGACCTGGTAATATTTCCGTAGGAACATCTTTAACAACAAAAGAAGATGTAAAATTATCCCTTACAGGACTTTGGTTTAGAATTAATGATAAAATTCAAAGATTAAAGCAATTAGTAGTATTGGGTCAGCCAGATGAGGTTGGAGAACCTATACAAGATACTTATCAGGACTTATCGGTATATGGTATAATCGCACAATTAGTTCAACGTGGAAAATGGGCAAAATAAAAAATCATATATAGATGATATATTATCATCCAATGTGAGAGAACCTTTCTTATTCAATTGTCAACCAAATTCAAATGATTTCTTTGTTATTGATTATAAGCAATTAGAAAATCAATGCCCAAAATTAGGATTAAGAGGTTATTGGAAATTTACAAATCAAAGGTCAAAATTAAATATAATTGAATTATGTGATTATTTACATACACTTAATAAAGCAGTTGTTTTATTTTCACCAGAAGAAATTAATTTTAATTTAGAAAGTATATCTTTTTTTGTAGAAACGTGTATTAATTTAAAAATAAAAGTATTTGTTTATTCATTTAATTCTAATATAAACGATTACTTAAAAATAAAATATCCAAATGAATTTGGAACATATATTTTAGCAAATAGTTCTGATACGTTAATAAATGGTGGTATTATTAATTGGACTGTGTTTTATGATAATAAAAATATTCATAGAGATATTAAGTTATTATTTCTAAACTACAATAGAAAAATAAATAGAGATTTAATCATTACAAAATTAAATAAATTAGGAGAACTTATTAACGCGGAAAATTATATATCATATCATAACCATCATACTTTTGATGAGAAACAATATTATAAAGTATATTCGGATTACGCTATAGAAAATAACATTGATTTTGATTTTTTAAAAAATTTAAATTTATCTCCAAATTATGTGAATGTACACGACCAAGGAAAGGCTCAGTATGATGCTCAATTATTACATTTAAGGTCAAAATTTAATATTATATGTGAACCGTTTTTTGGAATGAGTAATGACCCTATGAATTTTGAATATTATAATCATACGATTAGTAGAAAAACTTTATATCCATTGTGTTATAAGAATGTAATATATGTTCACTCTCATTGTAAAAAGCCAAAAAGGTTATATTTAGTTATGTAGGTAGTAGCTACTTAAACCTTAAAACTTAAACAATTTTTTAAACTTTAAAATCTAAAAACAATGGACATTTCATTGGCGTTAAAGAGATTTAACTCTTTACAAAACAACACAAAAAAGTCTGATTCCATTTGGAAACCAGCAAACGGAAAATCACAAATTCGTATCGTTCCTTACAAATTCAATAAGGACATTCCGTTTATCGAACTTTATTTCCATTACAACATTAACAACAAAACTTACTTGTCACCAATGTCATTTGGTAGACCTGACCCAATCGTTGAGTTTGCAGAAAAACTTAAACGTACAGGCGATACTGATGATTGGAAAGCAGGTAAAAAGATGGAACCAAAATTGAGAACTTTCGTACCTGTAGTAGTTAGAGGTAAAGAAAACGAAGGTGTTAAGTTTTGGGGTTTTGGAAAGACTGTTTACCAAGATATTTTAGGATATATCGCTGATCCTGATTACGGAGATATTACAGACCCAATGACCGGTAGAGATATCGTATTGGATGTAACATCTGCTGAAGAATCAAACGCAGCATATCCAACAACAGCAATCCGTATCAAACCGGCTCAAACAAAACTTTCGGATGACCCTGCGGTTGTAAAACAATTGTTGGAAAATCAAAAGAACATTACTGAATTGTATCAGGAGTTATCATACGCTGAACTTAAATCGGTATTGGAAAATTGGTTGAACCCAGGTGCAGCTGCATCTGATGATGAGATTGTTGAAGAATTGGAAGCTCCAAAAGCTAAAACACCAACTAAACAATCACAACTTTCAAACGATATGGGTGGTTCACAAGAAATTGGCGACCTTCCTTGGGAGAAAGAAGCACCTGCTAAAAAAGCAGATGATGTAGCATCGGCATTCGATGATTTATTTAACAATTAATACGTTACAAATATGGCTAAAGTACAGGAAGATTTGGCAAGCATTCTTGCCGATTCACTAAACAAACAAAATAAGGATGGTAGAATTGCATACTTCCTAAACGATGGTGGGGGTGATGCTCCAACCAATGTAAAAGACTGGGTATCTACGGGTAACGCTCTTTTGGATGTGGCAGTATCTAATAGACCTTATGGTGGTTTGCCTGTCGGCCGTATAGCAGAAATTACGGGTTTAGAGCAGAGTGGAAAATCTCTGCTCTCCGCCCATCTGTTAGCTGAAACACAAAAGAAAAATGGAGTAGCCGTATTGATTGATACCGAAACCGCCGTTAATAGGGAGTTTTTG